CTGTTCAAGGGAGATAAGATCGACTCCTATCTACTTTTCTCTAACTTCCATAAGTACGGGTTCTCCACCGACGTACGCTTCACCCCGATCCGCGTGGTGTGTAACAATACACTGTCGCTATCACTGAGTTCTTCGGTAGAGAGAATGGCTAAGATCTCTCATCGCAAGCAATTTGATGCCGACAATGTCAAGATCATGCTCGGTGTCGCTAAGGATAAGCTGGCTCAGTACAAAGAGATGGCTCAGTTCCTTGGTGAGAAGATGTATAAGGAGGAGTCACTCGTCGAGTACTTCCAGCGTCTGTTCCCTGTTGGTGGTTCAAATGAGAATAAGAAAGATCTTTCTCGTAACGCTTCACGTGCACTATCAATTGTTCATGAGCAGCCCGGAGCTGAGTACGCTGAGGGTTCTTGGTGGCAGGCTTATAATTCAGTCACCTACCTCACAGACCATCTTGTTGGTCGCTCAGCAGATACTCGTCTGACCTCTGCTTGGTATGGTACTAATAAGAACCTCAAGACGAAGGCTCTCGAGCTGGCAGTCGAATACGCAGAAACTGCTTAATAACAGGAGTATATATTATGAAAGTTCAAGTTATATTTGATATAGAATCCAGTCAAGTAGAGAGAGTCACGGATTTCGTGGCTTCTCTCAATAATAAAGAGAAACCAAAATTAAAGAGATCTAAGTTTCCACGTGGATACTTAAAGAAAAACTTTATTGAGAAGATTATTGATTGGCCTCGTTCTACAATAACTACAAAAGAATGTGAAGATATTGTTAAGAAACTTGGTGGATCTAAGTTTACAGGCTATTGCTATATCAAAGGTATGTCAAGCGTTGGATTTGTAGAAGAGTTAGATAAGTATGAGCTCTATAGACTACCAGAGAAAAATAATCGTGAATTCTTACGTACTTATAATTCAGCTAAAGGAAGTCTTTGATTGACACCATCGCTTCGATGGTGTATAATTATAATAACAATTGGAGATAATGATGGCTCGTCGTCCTAACTTAATCAAAAGTAAACCTAAAGTTACTCGTACCACTAAGACCGAGCAACAGGTGATCAATGGTAAGTATCTGGGCGACGAGCCAGTGATGGTTGGTGAGATCAATGTAGCACGCGCTCTGACTTGGTACAATTATATGTGTAACTATTCAGATGCTCGTGATTACATCAAGGAGTACTTTAAGAACACTGGCAAGCCTGAGCTCGCTAAGAAACTCTCTCGTATATCAGACACAGATATACCAATGACGGCTGCTTGGCTCTGTCGTATGATTAATCGTGGTTATCAACCTGCTGGTACCACGATGCAATTTATTGGTAGTAATTTTACCACAATGTGGTCTAAAGTTAAAGAAGAGATTAAAGAAGAGAAGAATGATAAGCCGGTAGTATCTATTCAAGATCGTATGAGAGAAAAGACGCATGATATACTCGGTGAGATCGAGGGAATGATTGATGATTATATACATGAAAATCAAGAGTTCTCTCTATACAATTGGCTTCAGAGTAATAGCATACCAGCTACATACTCTACATCTATCATTGCTAAATTGGCACCAGTTCTTGATGAGCTAATTGAGGCATACGAGGGTAAGGATGAGCAACTCAAAGAGGGATATAAACATCTTAAAAAGAGCGATATACAAAAACTTGTTAAGTTCTACTCTACTATGTGCGATGATGCCGAAAAATATGCCGGAGTGGCGAAGAGAACTCGCGCGCCTAGAAAACCAAGAGTTCAGTCGGTCGAGAAGAAACTTAAATCGTTCAAATATCAGAAAGAAGACAACACGTTCAAGATTGCGTCGGTTAATCCTGAGAAAATCATTGGCGCACAAGAATTATGGACGTTCAATACAAAGTATAAGACGATCTCGGTATTTCGTGCGCTTGATCGAGGAGGTCTTGATGTTAAGGGGGCTTCGATTATTAAATTCGATGAAGCATCGTCCTTTACCCTGCGAACTGGTCGCAAGCCGGAAGAAGTGGTCAAGAAAGTCTTGGATGGCGGAAAAATTATTCTTAGAAAACTCGATCAAGAACTCAAACACAATGCGGCGATACAGTCGCGCATTAATGAAAGCACAATATTACTAAGGATCATTTAGTGGGTTTAAAGAATATAAACTTATGGTTTGATCCTGTTTTAACTATCGTTGTTTCAGATAGTAATTGGAAACTTATTGGAACAGCAACACGAGGTTTATACGTATCCGGACCATCTCAAATAGTTTATATAGATGATCCGGATTATCCTGTAACACCAGGAACTCCTAAAAGAATTAAACGCGCTTGGTGTATTACTAAATCAGAAGTAACTTACCATGATGACGATCATTATAATTATGGTGAGATGAAAACTAAAATATTGGTAGATAAGAATGCTATGCAGAAAAATTATTGGCCAAACGGTATATATATTGGATCAAATCCAATATGCTATGTTACCACTAATGATAATACAGAAAAATGTAAAGCAATAGATATATTAGGACCATGTCTATATGTATGTAAAGAAGAGAATAAGAAAGAAAATAAAAGATCATTATGGATAGAAACAAATAGCGAATTAAAACTATTTAAAGATGAAACAGAACAACTAAGGATGGTGTGATGAATAGAAAACTTCTAGACGTATTGCTAAATGTAATGACCTTCTTATCGATCGTATTCTTATCTATTATTATATATGCTGCTTATGAAGAGCAACAACATAAAGAATCTTTTGATAACATGTGTTTGGACGCAGGAGGCATACCTCTAAAATATACGTACCATTATGATCGTAGACAAAATAAGATAGAATATACATGTCTCAGCGTCAATGCTGTGATTGATGTAGAATAGGAGAGAACATGACTAAAGTTTTATATATCTATGGCATTCTTGTTGGTGCCATGCTTGGTCTAACATATGCAGGTGCACAAGAGGCGAAGCCAGAGTATAAGTGCTATCCTAATAAAGAGTTCATGAAGTATATCGAGGATAATCACCTTGTCACTGTCTATGGTGGTGAGACAACAGCTGGCAGACGACAGGAGCTCATGATCTCTAATGATCGTCGTGCAATAACTGTTGAGTATGATAAGACAAAGGATGGGAATGCTCTTGTAGCTGAGAAGTACTGTGTCACCGGTGTAGTCCACGATGTAACATTCAATGACTCTGCTATTGAGTTCTTATCAAAGCTTTTAGATAAAGTAAGAGGACAGAAAGTATGAAATATTTTTTACTAATTACGGTGTTATCCTTTTGTAGCTTGGCTAGCTGTCAATCTGCAAAGTACGCAGAGTGTGCTATACGGGACAACACTTCGAACCCATGCAACTGGTAGCATCTTACCGGATGAAGAGGTGATAGACAATTATAAATAGAGATTGCCAAGGTCGTTGAGAGGAACGACATAGACGTAAGAGACGGGGGTTCAAATCCCCCCACCTCCACCATAAACACTCAAAAGTCCATTTATGCTAAAAAGAGTGCTTATGATGGGGGTGATACTGGGAATCGATCTGCGTAGTAAGGGTTCAAGGAGACCAAAGGCAAATAACAGGTGCTAACGATAACTTCGCACCATTTGATATTGCTCTAGCAGCATAATCATTGGGTCCGCCAGAACCTAGAAACAGAATCTGGCAATTCTTTAGGAGAAGTTAAATGGCTAAGAAGTTGAGTAAGACTCAGCGTCTCATCATGAAGTTCTATAAGGCTATCATCGACAAAGACGCTAAGAAAGAGAGAAAGCTCTGGCTCAAGATCGTGAAGAAGAGCTTCAAGGGTAAAGACACTCACGCTATCAAATAAGTTTACAAGACCAGCGGAACGTGATATTATATGTATAATGGTTCCATGGTGAAAGGGATATCATAGGGGTCTTCTAAACCTTAGGTCCAGGTTCGAATCCTGGTGGAATCGCCACTTTATGGAGTATTATAATGATTGTCTATTGGTCCGCATTTACTGACGTATTTAATGATTCTCTTGATACGTTCTCTACATCAAACTGCTGCGCTGAACCAGAGAATATCTTTGAACGTATATGTGATATGAAGTTTATTGGTGAGCAGACTAAAATTAAATATTGTCCTGCAGTTAAAGACTCAACAAAGAATACGTATGCTCTTAAGTTCCCATTCGACTATGAATTCTCTTTAGATAGAGAGAATGATAAAGCTGGATCTTTATTATATGATCAAAAGTTCTTTGATAGTTATTTACATTTAAGAAGTATTCCAGATGGAATGATCACCGCAAAGGTGAGATATATTATGTTCTGTGAAGAGTCACTCGAGATTATGACTAGTGGACCTTATTTTAGTAATAATGAATTCACTAAATCAGCAAGACTTATTCCTGGTAAGTTTAACATTGGTAAATGGTTTAGACCTATTGAATGCGCAATGCTTGTTGATTCATCTATTAATAATGTAAAATTAAACAAGGATGACGATTATTGCTATGTAACGTTTCTTACAGACGAGAATATTACGCTAAAGAAGTTTGAACTCAACACCAAGTTGGCTAAGCTGATGTCAGAAAATGTCTTACTCAAAGACTTTATTGGTATCAAGTATAGTCGCATGCCGTACTGGTACAAGTTTTTTAGAGAGTCTAAACAGCGAAGCACTATTCTAAGAGAGATCAAGAACAATCTTATGGAGGACTGAGTGAAGAAGTTACTACTCGCGGCTCTTATGTTTACCACACCGGCTCTTGCAGACATAGAGCTGGTAGTCAGCAAGAGACATCAATCGATGGAGGTGTATCAGAATGGTGAGCTGATCGACGTGATGCCGGTGTCTACGGCTCGAAAGGGTTACTACACTCCTGTTGGAACCTACTATCCATACTCACTTCAACGTATGCACTACTCAAAGAAGTACGACAATGCGCCAATGCCAAATTCGATCTTTTTTAACGGCGGCTACGCTATTCACGCTACTCCTCGTGTCAATAACCTGGGTCGTCCAGCAAGTCACGGATGTGTCAGAGTCTCCCCATCAGACTCGGCGACTCTTTTTGAACTAGTAAGACAGAATATCAACGAGACAAAAATCACTATCAAATAGGAGTGTACAATGGGCAAATACGACCACTTTTTCTGGAACAGCGGGTTGATGAACTGGTTCGCCGGTAGGGTATCATCTCTCAACGCTTGGCTCTGGAGAAAACAATATGGACCGAAATAAGAGTATTATTCCTTCAATGGGATACAACATGAGATTTTGTTTTGAGTACGAGCTTGGTCTTCTTAAATTTGAGAAGGACGATGAAAAGAGAAAGATCATCGAAGACTATTTAAGAACCAGAGTCAAGGAATTGAGAGAGAAGTTTAGATGAATGAGTCCTTTGCTAATGAGATAGAAGACTTGGTATGGATGAAGGACATATCCTATACCGAGAGTGTGGTGCTCTGGTGTGAGCAGCATAGATACGAGGTGGAGGCTGCAGCTCTACTAATCAAGAAGGATCCTGTTCTTAGAGCAAAGATTCGTGGAGAAGCTGAATTAGTTAATCTTCTTAAGACTAAAAAGGGAAATAGCCTACCTTTATAAATATACCGAGCCCAGCATTTGGAGGAGGTGTCAAATGTTCATCAAGATAGTGGGTAAACCTAAGAAAGATTTATCTAACTATATTGTGAAAAAAGCTGCTAGATTCTACGGAGAGTATCTTCTTGGTAAGAAATTAGCCAACAACATAGATCTTACAATCGAGTTTATCTCTTTTGATAGAGGATCTAACGAGTACGCTTTTTGCGACTGGACTGACGACAACCACAAGGCTAGAGACTTTCTAATAACGATCGACTCTAAGCTTCCAAAGAAAGAAATACTTCTCGCGCTGGCCCACGAGATGGTCCACCTGAAGCAGTACGCTAAGGGTGAGCTTAAGGATATATTTCGGCCGGCGAGAATGGTAAAATGGCTCGGTGAGAAATACGACTCAGACAACATGGACTACTGGGAACAACCTTGGGAGATCGAGGCTTACGGCCGTGAGAAGGGTCTGTTCATTAAATTTATGGGTATATTGAAAGAGGACGATGACGCCATATGAATGCTACAACGAATATCTCGCTCTTAAGAACCACTTCACAAAACCAGAATACGACTACATAAAGTACCAAGGTAAGCTTAGAACTAAAGTCGATACGTTCCAAAAGAGAAAGGATCGTATCTTCTTTGAGAAGCTGGCCAAGCACGAAGACGTACACAACTTCCTCATATCTAACTTTGTAGAGAACAGTAAGTCTTGGATTAGAGACCTAGCGTACTCTCCAAGCTCTGAGAAGATATATCAAGAGTGGAAGAAAAGAAACCAGTCTCTCAGCTACATCTTTAAGAACGAGGTGATGGGAATGCTAACTCCATTTAACTCGAACTTCGTCCATAAAGATGGAGAGCACCCACACTTTCTTCGCAGCTACCTAAGTGGGAATCTGTCTATCGAGACGTTCTGCATCATGCTCGAGTTGACTAGGTCTAAAGAGTACTGGGACAAGAAGATGCAGTACGATCCAGTGTGGGATGAGATAAGTATGAGAGTAAAAAAGTATACGCCGTTTATTAAGTATGACAAGGAGAAGTTTAAAAAGATAGTGGTTGACATTTATGGTAAAGAGTAGTATAATAAATAATAATGGCGATACAGATGCCATTTATACATAGCACATACAACGCATATACAAGGAGATACATATGTCCAATTTTGCAAAGCTTAAGTCAGCATCAGGTAACAAGTCACTATCCGCTCTCACTGAAGAGCTCAACAAGATTTCCAATCAAGAAGGTGCTAAGAAGGCGGGCGACGATCGCTTCTGGTCACCGACTGTAGATAAGGCTGGTAATGGTTATGCCGTTATTCGTTTTCTCCCTGCTCCCCCTAATGAGGATGTACCTTTTGTACGAGTCTTTGATCATGGCTTTCAAGGCCCAGGCGGATGGTACATCGAAAACTCACTGACGTCTATCGGTAAGCAGGATCCAGTATCTGAGTATAACTCAAAGCTCTGGAACTCTACGACTGACGACAATTCAGAAGAGCGCAAGCAGGCTCGTAAGCAGAAGCGTCGTCTTCACTTCATCTCAAACATCTATGTCGTTCAGGATCAGGCCAACCCAGATAATGAGGGTAAGGTATTCCTCTACAAGTACGGCAAGAAGATCTTCGACAAGCTCAAGGAAGCTATGGAACCTCAGTTCGCTGATGAAGAGGCGATGAACCCGTTTGATCTCTGGGCTGGTGCGAACTTCAAGCTTAAGATTCGTCAGGTAGAAGGCTATCGCAACTACGATAAGTCTGAGTTCGACAAGGTCAGCGCGCTGCTCAAGGACGACGAGAAGCTTGAGAAGGTCTGGGAGTCTGAGCACTCACTTCAAGACTTCTTGAAGCCTGAAAACTTTAAGACATATGAAGAGCTGAAGGCCAAGCTCGTTAAGGTACTATCTGGTGACGCTACGGCTAAAGTAAAGAAGGCTGAAGAGGAAGAAGTGCCGTGGGCGCGCGAGGAGTCTGCTCCGTCGTTTAAGGCGACTCACGCTCCTAAGTACTCAGGTAGCGATGACGAAGACGATGAGTCTTTGGAATTCTTTAAGTCACTAGCCGGCTAATACTAGGAGGGCTTCGGCCCTCCTTTTTATTTGTGCGGACCTTCTTTAGCTCCAGATCCAAATATAGTCTTAAGCAGGTCAGCCCATGGGACTGTAGCCGACATGGCCATGTTACCGACTCCAGATACTTCAGGAGGCAGCCCCTGTGCGCTCTGACTCTGCGATGGAAATCTTTGACTACCCTGCGCGCCATCCTGTCCATTGACTGCAGAATTCAAACCACCCATTATTGACTGGTCTGCAAACGCAGGTATTAAAGAAGATGCTGGTCTACTCGGCATTCCCTGCGGTAGTCCATTGCTTTCATCAAAGATACTTCCAAGAAGATTACCAATAAGCGGCATTGCCATTCCAAGCATACCACCAATTCCTCCCATGCCTCCCATTCCA